AGGAAGAGAAAGAGGACAGGGCGATGAGATCGGCAGCGGCGAAGACGCAACCGAGACCACGAAGCCTGCTCTACCAGCTCCCGGTGGCAACAACTACGTCATCAAGCAGCCCGGTGTAAGCAACATGGCATACAACGAGGCATCTGGCAACGAAAACGTGATCAAAGCTGGCGACATAACCCCAGAGGGCCTTGAGAGAGGCTACAGGGCATACGCTACAATGAGAGATGAAGAATCACTCAAGACTCTGGTCAAGGCACAGTGGGAGGACAGATACTCCTCCGAGACTGCAAAAGCTGAAGAAATGAGAAAGTCTCAGGACTACTCTTCACAGATTGCAGCTCTAAGTGCTGAAATTACCAGCCTGCGTTCGACTGGTGCTGAAATCCAGAAGTCCGCAGAAACCGCAACATCTGACATTCGTGTCCCTTCCCACGAGGAATTTGCCGCAATGGGCAACGACCTTGAGGGCTGGAGGGCAGTCGAAGACTTGGCACGGAGGGCCATCCGAGGCGAGTAATCGTCTTGAGTAAAACACGAGGTGAAAAAAATGAGTGGATCAAGAGGATACATAAGAACAATAGAAGACATGGAGAGAATGTATTACGGTGCAGGATCAGGAGCGAACGCATGGGCATACAGTGGAACTGACTTACTAAAGGCAGATTCTCCACTAATGAGCTCAACTACAGGAACCTACCAAGCTATCTTTGGCAGGAAAGTATGGAGTCAGCTGAACCAAGAGTTCAACGCCTTCTCCATTCTACCAAAGAAGCCATGGGAGAAGTCCGGCTGGAGAGTCGTTACTGGAAAGCCATCCGATGATGTCGGTGGCGGTCTTCCTGAGAACGGCACACTACCTGACACCAGCAAGCCTACCTTTGCTCACGTCAGCGACAAGCCAAGAACCGTAGCTCACACATTCGATCTGAGCGAGACTGCAATGTTCCTTGCTGACAAGGATGACGGATTGGGCGATGCTCGTGCCGTCATGAAGATGGAAATGGCAAAGCACCACGCCGAGATGATCAACAAGATGCTTCTTGACGATGTGGGCGACAGAGAGGGCACCCTGAACAACTTCGAGTCAATCGATAGGTGCATCTCAGCTACAAACATCGAGACTACAAGCTTCAGCGACATTTCCGCTGGCGACCACAAGCAATACAACATCGACAGAGCTGATGACGGTTCCTCACAGAGCTGGTATGACGCAAACGTAGATGCTGGAAGCGGTGGAACAGAGAGGCCACTAACCCTCAACATCCTTGATGGAATGTTCCGAAGCATCTGGGAGCGTGGTGGACAGCCAAAGGTTATCCTAACTGGCTACGATACGCTTGAGAAGATTCAGCAGCTCCTACAACCTCAGCAGAGGTTCACAGAGATGAAGAGAGTCGTCCCCGGTGTGAACGGCGTGAAGGGTGTTCCCGGTATGGAAGCTGGTTTCATAGTAGCTACCTACAACGGAGTGCCTCTGATCCCATCCAAGGACGTAGTAGAAGACGGTGGCGGACTAAGTCGCCTTTACTACATGGACACTGACTATATGTATTTCTGCACAGCAAAACCAACACTCTACCACGAGTCCGGTATAGAGACTGGCGATCCATTCGGAATCAACAGGCTCGGCCAGATGGGTATGTTCCACACAATGGGAGACCTATGGCAACTGTTCTACGGTGCACACGGGAAGATAAGGGACTTGAGTGCCTGATTGGAGATATGGTGGAGAAAATAAGAGGTGAAAAAATATGGCAGTAGTAGGAAATATAGAAGAAACAACAGCATCAGTCATCCTTGACACAGGTCTATGGATGGGAACGAGAGACGGAAGCACCGCATGGCTTAACGGCATAGCTGGTGTAGCAGCTGGAGACGGTGAAGAAGGTGTCAAGATAATGGTTCTTGATGTCGTCCTCAACTCAGCTGGTGCAACATCTATCGACTTGTCATCCACTGGAATAAGTGGAGTAAGCGGAACCAACGGACTAGCTATTCTGTCCGTCAGCAACATGGCTGGCGGGTTTGAGGTGCCAACAGCAATCTACCTATCTGGAACCAACAACAGAGTGATTAACTTCACATCTGGATCGGGAACAGCTGGTGACACGCACAGAGTAGTATTCCTGTATGCTTGAGGTGAGCCCAGTGGCTCTAACCTTGAAGTATGTAGGGGCGAGGGCATACACAGAGTTCGCTGTAAAAGGCGTAAGGTATGGCTTTGGACGAGGCAGGGAGCGTGATGACGTTCCTGATTGGTGGATCGAGGAAATGATCCTTCCAAACATAGCCAATGGCGGAACAATGTGGGAAGTCATTGATACTAAGGGCAAAGACATAGGCAAAGCAGCTATCAAAGCACTCGAAGCTAAGCCCAAGCCTGAGCCTGTTGTAGTCGAACCGGAGCCTGAACCAGAACCTGAACCAGAACCTGAACCAGAGCCGGAACCGGAACCCGCAATCGTCACCAGTGATGATCTACAGCCAGAAGTTCCAGAAGTGACCGCAGAATCAGAAGAGCCAGCTATGTCTGCCTCTGATGTGACTGACGATATACTGATGGATGCAGGATTCTCTGCTGGAATGACGAGAGCCCAGATGCAGAATTGGTGTGGAAGCAGAGGTATTGCTACAATCAACACTGATACTAAGGCATCGCTGACCGGCAAAGCACGTCAATATCTGGCGGAGGGCGGTGAATGACCGATAATCCTACGTCAATCTTTGACGGTGATGGCAGATACGGCAGCAAAACCCGTGTCAATCGGGAATTTGTCGAGATAACTATGCCAGCTGCGGCTACAGTCTCTCAGACTATCCAGCTCAATGGCAAGATATCTCGTGTTATCCTCGACCCAAGCAGGATCACATCCAATGGATCGGTGACAGCTACAAGCGGGACATTACAGCTAACTATGGATATAGAAGATGCAGGAAACACGCAATACCCTTACTGTGACACTATATCATTCCTTGACTACAGGACTTCCAGCAACACGCCATTGAATTTCCAAACCTCTGAAGGAGGAAACATGAATGCAGATGGTGGAACTAGCAGCGGACTTCACTTTACAGTGTCGGCTCCATCTGGAGCTAAGACTGGAGGAGTGGTCATCGATGAGGCGGCTGCATGGTCTGGATTAGTATGCGGAGCTGTGACAATTACCTTAGCAACCACTGCTGGAGCCTTTACGGGCGGAACGGCAAGATTGATTTTTATCTATGAATGAGCATTTTTTTTCAATACTCATTAAATAGGATTGTCCCCACACCTATCTTCATATGGCACTCACAGCAGAGCAACTTGGACGAACGAACGTGACAGGCAACAGGCTAACCGTTGCTCTGAAAATTACCTTCAGTGGAACATACTCCACTGGTGGAGAAACTCTTGATCTCACGCAATACGTGAATAACATCGAAACTGTTCACATTGAGAACATGGATGGATATCTCTTAGAATACGACAGGGCAAACGGAAAAGTCCTCGCATTCGAGTCCGGTGCAGATGGATCAAACAACGATGAAGTCGCTGGTTCTTCTTCTGCTCTTGCTAACAAAGTATCCTTCATTACAGTGTCAGGCGGAAGAGCGTAATCGGGGTGATACCCGATGGGACTGCAAGTAGGGGAAATTAACCTTCAAGAAGCTCTTGAGATACAGAAGAGGCGTGGCAAGCGTCTCGCTGAGCTATCAACTGGTGAAGTGAGGACGGATGAGTCTGTCTTCAGTAAGAAGAACATGGACAAAAACTCACACACTGTGCGTGTTCCGACCAGAGGTAGACAGAGGTTTGATATTCAGAACATAGGTGCAGGGACAAGATGCACATCATGCGGCCTACTGCACTTCTGCTGGACGCCAGCTTGTGCGAGCTGCGGTGGTAAGATGGATTACAATATGGGGAGTTATTCATGAGCAGTCCAGTCACACATCACACAGGAAAAGCATTCTCAAAGGGATGGACGGAAGTAGCCAAAGCTGCACCATGTCCTCTATGCGGGGCCAGATCGATGCAACCTTGTCAATTCAAGGGGTCGGTGAGAAGCCATTCTGCTAACAGATGTAGCCAGCGTAGAAGAGCTATGGAAAGCGGATATGGGAATCCCGACATGATGATGTAAGGAGACGGGGGAGGATGAAGAATGCCGAGAACATTCAATCCGGGTCATAGACCCAGTCAGCCCCTGTATCCAGATGACCTTGTCTATACAACAGTGGACAAGGTAGTTCAATACCTACAGCTGCCAGAGCCAGAGCCTGTAGCTCTGACCGACTCTACAAGCGTCAGTGGCAACAACATACGCATACCAATATCAGGAGCTGACTACAGAAGATGGGGATATGCTGCTGGCGATACCATATCTGTCTATGACGATGTCAATGCACTTGGAGCTACATATGTCATAGGAAGCATACAGTCATTCGGCTCTGGAGGTTCGATATGGCTTTTAGCCCCTAACGATGGCAATACATTCAGTAAGACCAACAACGGCCAAGTTCAAGCTTCAGCTATCCTGAGCAACAGCAAGCAAAGAGGCATTACCAAAGCTGCTGTTGAGAACCTGATCAAGAAGAAGCAGGATTACATCGATCAAGTCACACGCAGTGCATGGAGACCCCGCATTGTCGTGGACGAATACAAGAATTTCACCACATTCAAACCATATCGAAGGAGATACTACACTGATTATGTCGGTGCGGTCTATCTGAATCACAGGAA